ATGAATGTTTACAAAAGTATGGCATTCAAGGTATTATTGAATCAGTAAGTCAACCTAAAGAGTTTCCACTTGAAGGAGTATTTACGGTTAAAGATATTGAAAACGAAATTGATGATATTTATATTAACGGACTTGAACCGGGATTAAAAATAGGGCATCCAAACTTTGATAATCATTTAACTTTTGTACCGGGATATATTACTACAATAACTGGCATTCCTGGTCATGGTAAATCTGACTTTTTAGATGAAATAATTTTAAGACTACATTTTAAACATGGATGGCGTAATGCTTATTATTCACCTGAAAATAAACCAACTGAATTGCATTTTAGTAAACTTGCTAGAAAAGTATTAGGTAAATCATTTGAAGGCAAAGATAAAATGAGTATGCAAGAACTAAGGCAAGTAAAGGAAGCATTGAATAATAAAGTTTGGTTTGTAAAGCCTGAGAAGGATTTTACTTTGGATTCAATACTTAATCATGTAAAGAGTTTAAAGTTTCGATTTGGTTTGGATAGCTTTGTAATTGATGCGTGGAATAAATTAGAACATAAATTTGGGCAAAGTGAAACGAAGTATATTGGTGAAAGTATGGATAAACTTGGAATGTTTTGTGAAAATTATAAATTGCATTGTTTTTTAGTGGCGCATCCAACTAAGATTATGAAGGATAAGCAAACTGGAAAATATGAAGTTCCAAACCTTTATAACATTTCAGGCTCAGCAAACTTTTTTAATAAGACTGATAATGGAATAACTGTTTATCGTGACTTTATTGATAATCTAACAACCGTACATATTCAAAAAGTAAAGTTTAATCATTGGGGAAAAGTCGGGTATTCAGATTTTCAATATCATTTAAATAGCGGAAGATACATTGAAAATGGAATTGGATATTCTTCAGATTCATGGATTCAATTAATTCAATCAGAATTTGAATACAGCAATGAATTTATAAATGACATAGTATTAAATAAAAAATTAGATTTACCTTTTTAAATAAATAAACATGAAAACAAATATATTAGAAAAAGCAAATGAAATAATAAATTTACGTTCTGAAGAAAAAGAAAGAATGTATGGCCCTTTTGATGAATCAATAATTAAAGCGGCTAAAATAGCAACAGAATTATGCAATAAAGAAATTACACCTGAAGATTTTTTTAAATGTTTAATTGCATTAAAATTAAGTAGACTTAGCTTTAATTATAAAGAAGACACCTTTTTAGACTCCGTTGCATATATTGCCGCATTTAATAATTATTTAAATAATAAAAATAAATAAAAATGAATAAATTTGAATTAAAATATAAAAAAATATTATTAAATATTTTATTAAAAGGCGAAAACCAAAATTCAAGAAATGGAGAGGTTAAAGTTTTAAATAATATTAAAATTTCACATAATTTAAATTGTGGGTTCCCAATATTAACGGGCAGAAAAATATTATTAAAAAATTTTATTTATGAATTAATTTGGTTTTTAAATGGCGAAACAAATATTAAATATTTAAAACAAAATAATGTAAATATTTGGGATTTGTGGGCGGATAAAAATGGAGATTTAGGCAAAGTTTATGGGTATCAATTAAGAAAATTTAATGGTATAACGGACCAATTAAATTATGTTATTAATGAATTAACTATTAATAAATATTCAAGAAGAGCAGTTGTTAATTTATGGAATGCTTCTGAAATAAATGAAATGGCTTTACCACCATGCCATTATTCTTTTCAATTTAATATTTATAAAAATAAATTAAATATTACGGTTAATATGAGGTCATGTGATATGATGCTAGGGTTTCCCAATGATATTTGTTTTTATAGTAGTTTATTATTAGTAATATCAAATGAATTAAATTTAAAGCCAGGAAATATTTGTTTTTTTATAAGTAATGCCCATATTTATAATAATCAAATTGAGTCTTTAGCAGAATATTTAAATAAAAAAATATATAAATTACCAAAAATGACATTTATAGGAAATTTAAAAAATTTAAATTTTAATAATTTTACATTATTAAATTATAATAGTGAACCACTAATTAAAATAAAAATAACAAAATAAAAAAAACAAAAAATGAATCTAACAAATGAATTTGAATCTATTAGACAATGGGCTAAAGAAAAAGGAATTTATGAAAAAGGAGATGAAAAAACACAAACTTTAAAATTATTTGAAGAAGCTGGGGAACTTTCAAAAGCTATACTAAAAAATAATAAAGAAGAGTTTATTGATGCAATAGGAGATTGTGTTGTAGTATTAACAAATTTAGCAAAATTAAAAGGATATAATATTGAAGATTGTATTAATTCAGCCTATTCTGTTATTTCAAAAAGGACAGGTAAAATGCAAAATGGAACTTTTGTAAAAGATGGAATATAATTCTAAATATTATGGTTCGCCATTAAATTTATTTATTGCTGAAAATTGTAGAAAAGACCTTGTTGTAAATAATATTGATTTAATAATTCATGATTATAAAAATAAAATTATAACTATAATTGAAAGTAAACATAAAAATGAACCAATACGAAAAGGGCAAGGTCTTTTATTACAAAAACTAAGACATTTAATTCCAAAAAAAATAAATGATTATATAATACAAATTTTAATTGTAAAAGGAAATTATCCTTATGAAACAGCTAATTTATTAAATGTAAAAGGTGAAATAATAAAAATATTAAACAAAAATGAATTAATTGATTTTATAAATAATCATGACAGCCAATGAACTAACAAAAAGCATTATAAAGTTTATTGAATTAAACGGAAATCATGCAGAGAATATAAATGTAATTTCGAGAATGATAAATGGAAGATATGTAAAAACAAATATGACCAAAGGAACTTCGGACATTCATTCAGTTATAAAAGGAAAAGCGGTTATGATTGAAGTTAAGATTGGGAAAGATAGACAATCAGTTTATCAAAAAGCTTATCAGAAATCAATTGAAAAAGCCGGAGGGATATATTACATCGCTAAAGACTTCGATAGCTTTTATGAATGGTATAACTTAAATTTTAAATAAAATGCCACATTTAGATGAATACATTAAGGAGCAAATCCTTAGAGAAATCCCAGCAAGTAGCAATGAAACATTATCAGTATGGGCAAAGATATATGCCTATGATGCTGAGATAAGGGAAGCTATAATAAAAGAATATAACATTCGGCAGATAGCGTAAAATAATTGATTTGATTTTCAAGCAGTTACGTTAAATCTAAAAAATTTAACATTTAAACTATTGACACGTGTGTAAATCTGTGTATATTTGCGTATAATTAAAACAAACAACATGAACACAGCAACACAAATTTTAAAATCAGAAATGAATGAAGAAATTAAAAAATCAATTTATTTAATGAATTTAGAAAGATTTTTAAGATTAGGTTTTAGTTTAGATTTTTCTGCTAAAAAAGCAACTGAAGCATCTTTAAGAATTTTAAATAATATAAATAAATAATTATGGAGAATATAAAATTAATCGAAATAGGAGACGAATATAGCATTTTAAAAGGTAATTATCTTGCAAAGTGTAAAGTCTCAAATATTAAAGGAACTATTTATACTGGTTTTGTTATAGAATTAAAGCAAATATTACCTAATAATGAATTAAGACTTTGCGAACCATTAATGAATTTTGCTTATGACTTTTTTTGTGAAGGTAATCAATATGCTTACAGAAATTGCGATAAATCTAATATTCAAAAACATTTTGAATCATATTATAATAAATAACATAAAATAACAACACAATGACAACAACAACAGAAACACAACTAATGCTTAACAATGTGTTAGGCGAGTTAATGATTCGCAAATCTTTAGTCGAAGGATTCGACAAAGAAAGAACGGAAATGATTGAGGAAGAAATTTACCAACTTAAACAACTACTAAATGAAAAAACAAACAAAACGGAACGAAGTGAGAGTTTCGGATATTCCGGAAACATTATTCGTGAAGCTTAAAAAAGATGCACGTAATAATGAACGCTCACAGTGCAAACAAATTATTTACATTTTAAAACAATATTATGGAGAATACATGGTATGAAAACCACATGATGTTTGATGCTCGGGGCAATTACTCAGCATCAGATGACTATGCGCATGATTACAATGAGAATATATACATTCAATGCCAAACTTGTAAGCACTATGTACATCCTGCACATGGAGTAATAGACCAAAGGATTAACGAGTTCTTTTGTAATGAATGCGATAAACAACATCAAGAAAATCATGGAAATGATTAAAATAATTTCAGAAGCTTTATATATTCAAAAATTATCTGATGAATTTCCAAAATGGAATTTAAATGTTCAAAAAACTTTTGGTTTAAAAAGAAAAAAAATAATTAAAAGATATATTAATATAATTAATAAAGCATTAGATAAAAATGATAAACATGAAATAATTATAGAAGCTATTGAAACTGTAAGACCTGAACTTAATGAACAATTAGAATACTGGAATAATAAACTTAAAAACAACACATAATGTCAAACACACAACTAACAACAAAACAATTCTTCCAGCGTGAAGATGTAAAATCCAAGTTTACGGAGTTACTTGGAACGAGAACAAATCAGTTTATGACTTCGCTTTTGTCGATAGTCAATAATAATAGTTATTTAAAAAACGCTTCACCGGATAGCATTTATACAAGCGCAATGATGGCTGCAGCTTTAGACTTACCAATTAATCCTAACTTAGGTTTTGCGTATATCATTCCTTACGGTCAACAAGCGCAGTTTCAAATAGGTTACAAAGGACTTATTCAATTAGCACTTCGTAGCGGTCAATTTAAGACCATTTCAGCTTGTCCGGTATATGAAGGCCAACTATTGGAAAATAATCCATTAACAGGCTTTAAATTTGATTTTAATAATAAGTTATCTGATAAAGTTATCGGATACGCCTCTTATTTCAGTTTAATTAACGGATATGAAAAGACAATGTACATGAGTACTGAAGAAGTTACCGCTCACGGTAAAAAGTATAGCAAAACATATTCAAACGGTAACTGGGCAAAAGACTTTGACAGCATGGCTCAGAAAACTGTTTTAAAATTATTACTTAGTAAATACGCTCCACTTTCAATCGAAATGCAGAGGTCAATAATCGCTGACCAATCTGTTATCAAAGATGTTGAAACAATGGATGTTGAATATGTTGATGCCGGGCAAGATGTATCTATTAAGATTGAAGAGGTTACGCAAAACGCGACTGCTAGAATTGATAAACTTAAAAACAAAACCAATGAGTAATATTGAACCTTATATTTATCCTGAAGGTAAGTGGATGCAAATGAGGGCTGGTAGCTTTACCAGTTCTCAAATCGGAAAACTCTTTACTTCGCCAAAAACCAAATTAGCGAAGGATAATGGCGAATTATCAGAAACTGCAAAAAGTTATATTTTTGATAAAGCTGCTGAACTTTTAACCGGAACTATCAGAAATACTTACACTACTCCTGAAATGCAATGGGGATTAGACCAAGAGCCTTACGCAATTGAAATGATTAAAGAAACTTATCCAAATATTGAGTATTACGGAACTGAAAACCCAAAGTTTTTTAGTTACTCAGATTTTAGCGGGGGTAGTCCTGATGCTGTATGTGAAAATATAGTATTTGAGATTAAATGTCCGAATCCAAGAACGCATATTGAATACCTATTGTGCGAAGGTGATTTGCAATCTATGAACAAAGATTACTGGTATCAGATACAAATGAATATAGCTTGTGTAGCAAAGGATAAAGGTATTAACCCAATGGATATGACTGGTATGTTTGTTTCTTATTGTCCTTTAATGATTGAGCCACGTTTAAGAATCTGTAAATTTGAAGTTGAGCCAAACGAATCATTTCAAGAGTTACTACCTTTTACGATTAAACAAGCTGAAGCGCATTTAAGAACCATTATAGATAAATTTGAGTTATGAAATTTAATAAAAAAGAAAAAAAAATATTTATTGATAAAGAATATATAATAATTTTAACTTTTCCAATAAAATATTTAAAAAGTAAAAAATTAAATTTAATAATTAAAAAATACAATTATATTAATATTAGCGTTGTTTTTTCTAAAAATACTAATAATAAAATATATTATCATGTTTGGTTTGAATACGAAAAACAAGATTATAAAACTTGGTCAGATAATTTTAAATATAAAATTGATTTTTGTAATTTATTAGATGACTTAAAAAAAGTAAAAAGATGAAAGCCACACTACAATTTGATTTAAACAAGCCTGAAGATAGGTTTGATTTTGAACTGATAAGTAAAACTTCCAAAATGGCTATTGTACTTTGGGAAATGGGTACGAACTGCCGCAAATCTATTGAATGGGAAATAGAGCAAAAAAAGAAATGCGATAAGTATGAAGCAATGGATATTGTTTTCAATAAGTTCTACGAGTTATGCCAAGAATATAATATTAACTTAGATGAATTATGTCAATGACACCAAAAGAAAAAGCATTTAGTTTATATTTTAAATATATTAGAGATGTAATTGCTGATAATGAAAAAGCCAAACAATGTGCTATAATAGCAGTTGATGAAATTATTAAGTTTGGGAATCAAATGGGTATTAGAGAACCTATGATGTATTGGCATGATGTAAAACAAGAAATAGAAAAACTATGATAACAATTCAGGGTTTCTTTTTAGGCTTCATAGTTGGGGCAATGGTCATGGCTGGTGGTCTATTACTAATTTTAAAATATTTAAAATGAAAGATTTTTTCTTTACTTTAGCTTTGGGGTTTGCAATGGGTTACATTTGCTGCCTATACCTTTACATAATAACAAGAGATGAAAATGAATAAACCACTT